ACTATGCACTCTTCTGGCTAATGTTGTCACGTATAACAACTCCAACGCCAATGTAATAACATGGCCTCAGGACTCCGCAAATGGCTTCTCCGGTGCCAACGCTGCCATGTTCGTTATCATCTACAAGGCAACCGGGAACGATGCCAACTCGCCCCTGATTGCCTACGCCAACCTGGGATCGAACCAGACCAACACCACGGGCAGCCTAACCCTGCAACTCGATGCGAACGGGATATTCACGCTCACGTAAGGGGTGGAGATGGAAACCAGTCTCAAGACAGGTGGAACCAACACCAAGGAAGAATACTTCCTCCAGCTTGCCCAGAAACGAGCTAAGCGTTGTATTGACTCGGATGACCACAACCGTCGCGGAGGAATCGAGGATCTGAAGTTCCTCAATGGCGATATGTGGGATCAAGCTGAGTTGCAGCGTCGAGCAGCAAGCGGCAGGCCTGCGTTAAAGGTCCCGCTACTGCCCAAGTTTGTGGATCAGGTCGTGGGCGATCAGCGTCACAACCGGCCACGGATCAAGATCCGACCATTGTCCCCGGATTCCTCCCCGCAGATTGCGAAGATCCGTGAGGGGATCATCGCGACCATGGAGTACGCGAGCAACGCGGAAACGATCTACGACCAAGCATTCGAGCAGATGGTGTCGGGCCGCTACGGTGCATGGAGGGTGCTGACCCGCTGGTGCGAGGACGATCCGTTCTGCCAGGAGATGTATATCGAACGCATCCCCAACCCGATGTGTGTGTATCTGGACCCTGATGCTAAGGATATCACGCAGTTAGACGCGAAGTACGGGTTCATATTCGACAAGATCCCGAGGAAAGAGTTCGAGGAACGCTACCCGAACGCGAAGATTCCAGGCGAGATGTTCCCACGGATGCCAGCCGGGTTGACGTATGAAGGCTGGTATGACCAAGACACGATCACGGTCGCGGAGTATTTCCTGCTCGATACCAAGAAGGTCACGATCTGCCAGATGGAAGACGGCAGCATACTGGAGAAAAAAGACGCTCAGAAGCTGATCAAGGAATGGGAAGACCAATACGAGGGGGATGGACAAGGCTCGCTGTCAGCGGGAATGAGTTCACCTACGCCCCCGATGCCGATGCCGAATGCGGCTCCTGGGATGCCGGGGGCTCCACCTGCGCTGCCCCCACCGGGAGGGTTGAACCCTCAAGGACCAGCGCCAATGCCGGGTGGACCAATGCCGGGTGGGATGCCCGGTCCTGGCCCGATGCCCGGTACCGAGCCACACATGGGTATGGGCATGAAGCCGCCGGTTCTCGGTAATCCAGCCTTGGGCCAAGGCATGCCTCCACAGCCACCACCTCCGCCCGCCTTGAAGCCTCTACCCCCTGTACGTCCCAAGCCCAAGATCGAGAGGGAGAGAAAGGCCGAGAAGACCGAGGTTCGGCATTATCTCATCACGGCGGATGAGATTATCGATACCGGTGCGGCTGTCGATAAAGACGGCTCACCCCGAGATATGACTACCGAGGAGAAGCTGGAAGGGTCTCTGGTACCGGGTCGCTACATTCCGATTGTATTGATCAAGGGACGCGAACGCAATATCGAGGGCAAGACGTATATACGCTCCCTGATCACGGACGCCAAGGACCCGCAGAAGTACCTGAACTACTGCGTCACGGGTGCAGCGGAAGTGGTATTCCTAGCGCCCAAGGCCCCGTGGATCGGCACCCCGAAGCAGTTCCAAGGCTTCGAGAACGACTATGCACTGGCTAATGTCGAGAACTACCCGATACTCAAGTATAACCCCGACCGGGACGCCCAGGGCCCTCCACAGAGAAACCACCCCGGCAATGCTCCTGTGGCTATCCTATCGCAGGTTGCCGATGCCAAGGAGAACATCAAGCAGGTAATCGGGATGTTCTCGGCTGACGTGGGGGACGCGACCCCCGAGCGTACCGGTGCAGCAGTACAGCTCAAGCAAAAACCCGGTGATATCGGCACCTACGCGCTGCAAGACAACTTGTCCCGTGGCGTGATCAAGACTGGCAAGATCGCGAACGCCATGATCCCCGAGGTGTACGACTCAGCCCGCGATGTTCGGCTGAGATCGATAGACGAGACGGAATCCTTCATGCCGATCAACATGACCGTGAAAGACGCCGCGAGCCGGTTCAGCGAGAACCCGGATCGGTACTCCGCCCTCGACCCCAGCAGGATCACGCATATCTGGCGGTCCCGTGGCGAGAAAGCGATGTTCAATGACGTCTCGGTAGGCCAGTACGATGTCGCGGTCACTGTCGGTCCTTCCTACGCCACACAGCGGCAGGAAGCAGCGGAATCCATGCTGCGGCTGGTCCAGGCCATGCCTCAGCGCATGCAGGTGGCTGCCGACCTCATCGTTGGCAATATGATGTTCAAAGACTCCGAGAAGCTTGAGAAGCGGCTCAGGAAGACCGCAGGGCCGGGTGTAGTCGATCCCAAGCCGGGAGAGCCACCCTCGCCCCCGCTTCCGCCTCCACCTCAAGTCACCTTGCAGCTTGAAAAGGCCAAGACGGAGCAGCTCAAGCAGCAGGTGGCGCTGCTCAAGATCAAGGAAGAAATGCTCAAGATCCTTGCAGCGAGCAAGGACGAGCAGAAAGATGTTCGCCAGATAGTGCTAAAGACACTGGCGGAGATACATGGCCCCGAGCACCCCGCTGACAGGTTCATGGAAGTGGGCCCACAGGGCAGTCCCCAGCTAGGGAATCTACTAACTTCTGATCAAGGAGAATAACCATGGCAGATGAATTAACCCCCAACCCCCAAGATCCACCCGTTATAGACCCTGTGGAGGACAAACCGGTAGTCGATCCGAAGGTCGCGAAGCTGGAGCAGGAAAAGGAGTACTGGAAAGGTGTCGCGGACGGTAGAGCGTTCACGGCTCCAGTAGCCCAGCCTGCCCCGGTTGTCCCGCAGCCCCCGGTGGACCCGGAACCCACGGTTGAGCCCGAACCCCGCTTCGAGGACTTTGCCGACCCCGGCAAGTTCTATTCCGCTCAGACCAAGCACTTGGCATCCCAGCAGAAGCACGAGGCGTGGAAGGACCGTCAAGAGCGAAAGCAGCAGGACGAGCGGGAACGAGCCCAGCGAACCGAGTCCGAGAAGGCTCAGCGTGCAATGTCCGACTTCGAGAAGCGTCTCGCGGACGAAGCGAAGGTGGACCCGGCAATCTACACGATCCGCGATCAAGTCGGCAGCCGCGTGGTCCCGCACACGGCTCGGCTGATTATCGAGTCGGAACATGGCCCACGCCTCATCCGACACTTCGCGGAAAACCCGGCAGAACTTGCTCGGCTGAACTCGCTTGATCAGGCTTCCGCAATCCGCGAGATGACCAAGCTGGAACTCAATTTAACCAAGGGGCTTGAGGATGCAACAGGCAAGGTCAAGACCGTCTCCAGCACCCCCAACCCTCTTGAAACAGTTGGCGGCGGAGGTCCCAATACCGGTGTCGAGGACCCCAGAGACCCCGATTCTTCCGGCAGAATGGACCCTGCCAACTGGATATATAAACGCAACATGCAAGTAGCAGGCATGGTCGATCAGGCTCGGGCGGCACGCTCCGCTCAACGGTAGGTACAATCCAGAATGGATCGGTACGGGTTGGAGGACCTCATACCAAGTCCAGCGTAAAGGAGAAAGACAATGGCTTCAAAGTATATAACTCCAACCCAGGTTCTCCGGGAAGCACTTCGGATTAATTAAATGGTCCCTTTGCACAGCAATGTGCATCGAAGAACGCTTTGAATTCAGAGGAACTCATGTTGTGATACTCACAAATCCTACATTGAAGGAGCATAACATGACAACTTTGAGCGAAGCCTGGAAGTGTTGCAAATGTGAAGAAACGAATGTGAAGGAGCGGTCTGCGGACCACTATCATTGCTACTGCCAGTTTGGCAGAAAGCACAACCACGGCATTTGCCCACACCAGGAACGTGCGACGGCTATCCCTGAAGAGGGAGTAGGGTCAAGTGACCCGAAGCGGAGCGGGTCTCAATAGAGATCATGACATAGCCTGCTCTCATAGGTGACTATGAGCAGTCCGAAAGGACGGGCCAGAACTAACGACTCTGGTTGAACACAATGGCTTACACAACAAGTGCGTGATGCTTGCGAGCTGCGACCGGCAATACAGTAAAGAGTTCGCGATTGCTGGGGCGAAGGTCGGTAACAGCATCAACGTGAGGCTGCCCAACCGGTATTATGTATCGCGCCAGACCGCCTTGCAGATGCAGGATACGCAAGAGATCATGGTCCCTGTGAAGCTCACCACTCCGTATCAAATCGGCTTGGTGTTCACGGCTCAAGACCTCCTGCTCTCCCTGGATGACTTCAGCAAGCGGATTATTGCTCCTGCAATGGCGTCCATGGCCTCAGCGATTGACTATGACGGGTTCAACATGTTCTCGTCACTGTTCAATATGGTTGGCAATCCTGGGTCAACTCCCGGTGTCGCAGGTGGTGTAGCGGGTAGCATGACAGATTCCAGCTCCCCGAACATCTACCTCAACGCCGGTGTGCTGCTGAACTACATGGCAGTGCCCAAGGACAACAACCGGTGGGTTATGTACGATCCTCTTGCCGAGGCACGCAGCGCGGCAGGGTTTGCTGGATTGTTCAATCCTTCCAAGGACATCAGCCATATGTTCCTTGAAGGCGATATCCAGCGCGCTCAAGGGTTCAACTTCGCCATGGGCCAGAACATCAACCGTCTCACGACAGGCAACCGTGCTGGTACACCTACCGTGTACGGGGCTCAGGCTGTGAACGGCTCGGTGGTATCGACCCTCGCTACCCAAAACTGGACCGCCAATACCATCATCAACAAAGGTGAGATATTCAGGATCGCGAATATCGACTTCGTGAACCCTGAAACGCAGCAGGATACCGGGCAATCCGCGATGTTCGTGGTCACGGCCACGACCCAAGCCTCGGCTTCGGGGCTAATGAACATCCCGATCTATCCGAGCATCCAAGTCGCGTCCGTGCCCCAAGGCACCTCAGCGACCTACATGACCGCGACCGGTACCGTGTGGCCCACTGACGGCACGAACCAAGTGAGCAACAACAATGCCATCACGGTCATGTCGGGGAGCGCATCGACCTCGTACCCGCAGCACTTGGCATTCCACAAGGATGCCTTCACCTTCGCCACGGCGGATTACCTGCTGCCCGGTAGGGTGGACTTCGCTGCTCGGGAAAACTACGAAGGGATCTCGATGCTGATCACGCGGCAATACGATATCAACAACCTGAACTACCCCTGTCGTATCGACGTTCTGGCTGGGTGGAACCCGCTCAGACCTGAACTCGGAGTGCGTATCACGGGGTAAGCACGAACATCGACAATGGACGGAGGACACGTTCATTCCCCCTTTTGCCGAGGAGGGTGTCACTTCCCCCTACCCGGTAAAGGAGCTTCATCATGGCTAGAAAGTTAATCTCAGTTCCACCTGACGGCATGGACATCGGTGCCAAAACCTCGGATCAGCTTGGGTTCTACGGTGCTATGCCGGTCCCGCAACGTTCCACCAACATGCAGCAGGTGGTGCAAGGTGGGGCTACAATGGCTCTGACCTGCTACTCCTCGAACGTGGGTGCTATTGCCAACGCCACGGCCAACAACATTGCGACTGCTAATGCTGTGTGCGTTGGTCTCACCACTACCGACTTCGTGCTAGCTGGGAGCTGGAACGCAGCGGTAGCAGGATGCAGCTACTTTGCATTCAACTCTAATATCGCGGCAGCTAACGTGGCGATGGACCAGTTTGACCCGACCACGGGTGCTGGCGCGAACGGTGCTAATGCGGCATGGACCTTCGCGGCTCTCCGTGGTGCTCCGTATGCCACCCCGACATGGGTACCGACTGCTGTCCCGGCAAACTCGGGCAGCATCCAGACCCTCACCATGGCACCGACCTCGAATGCTGTAGCGACCGCCACGATCAATACCGCTGGTCAGCTCACCGCGATCACCATGAGCAATGTGGGTGCCGGGTACTGGGTACCCCCCACGGTCGTTATCACGTCCGCGAATCAGGTCACGGATGATCCTATCACGGCAGGTGGTACCGGTACCGCGAACGGGGCACCGATCCTCGCATCCGCTTACACCCCAACCTACGGTGGGTTGCCCCCGGCAACGGGTGGCTCTGGCGCATCCGCAGTCGCTATCGTGGCGAACGGCAACGTGGCTGGCTGTGTCATCACGAACCCTGGGTCTGGATACCTGACCGCCCCCACGATCTCCTTCATCGGCGGCACGTACTGCGCTCCCGGCATGATGGTTCAGGTCAACACCCTCGCGGCTCAGGCGAACTGCACCATCACGAACGCCTATGTGAGCAACAACAACCAGATCACGCTCTCGTACTTCAACTCGAACACCACGGCTAATATCACCCCGACTGCGAACAACATCCGGGTCTTTGCCTTTAACGAGTTCCCGGCGATCTCCTCCATCGTCACCTTGTCTGTCCAAGACGCGTGGGGTGCAAGTTCAGCCAATGCCACTTCTGTAGCCAATATAGCGGCTGTAGGGGTCCTGGCGACTGACTTGGTGATGGGAGTTGTTCGAGATGCAGCCCTTGCTAACTGGGTAGCATACCCCGGATTCTGTGCAGCCAACAATGCCAACTTCACCTATGGTGGAGCGGTTGCTGGCCTGACCCCGACTGCTGCTAACTACACCCTGCCTTTGTTCAGGTTGAGCGCACCTGCCCCTTTGAATGTCTGGGCGTACTACATCACGGCCAATGCCAATACCATCCCGGCGTCGAACGTGTCAGAGGTGATCTACACCCTGCCTACCGGGGTAACGCTCCAGGCGAACGCACCAACCTTTGTGAACTTCCTGTCATCGGTCGCCAACCAGTTCATCGGTGGTGTGCGTGCGAACTCTTCGTCCACCCTGGCTCTCAACTGGGTCAATGCCTCTAACGCGAACATCGGTAACCCCGGTGGTTGGGTGCTGATCGGTAACTTCCAGACACTGCTTCCGACTATATCAGGCAACTTGGCCTACGGTAACTCGACGGCAGTGGTCAGCCAGACCATCAATCAGGTCATCGACAACGTGAACGATTACCAGCACACCCTCGTCAACCTCGGCATAATCAAGGGCGCATAAAGGAGACAACCATGGCAATCTGGAATGGGGTGGCAATGGATATCCTGACCCAGGTGAATATCATTGTCGCGGCTGGCGTTGGTTCTAACCGTGCCCTCGGCACGAACTACCAAAACGTAGCCAGCACCCTGATGGTTGTCGATGTTACCGCTAATGCAGGCACTGGGGGTGCAACCACCCTCAGTGTCCAGCTCGGTAATACATCGAGCAACATGTCGGTGGTGAAGTCGATGTCAATCGCCAATACCGCGACCGGTAGTGTGCATCTCGTGGTCCCCCACGGGTGGTATTATCAAGCCAATACCTCTGGCGGATCACCTACTCTCTGGTACTGGACAGAGACCCAGTAAAGGAGGGGTATATGCCTACAGCGCCTTGGAGTGGGGTAAGCCTGGATATCTTAACGAACATTTCTAACCAGACCGCCAACCGCGCTCTTTCCACGGTATACCAGAACACGACGAATTCATTCATTATTGTCGATGTGACGCTTACCGCTGGAGGCAGCGCGGCCTTGGCTAATGTCTGCGTAAGCTCAACACCTGCTGGGGCGAACACCGCTAACGCGATCATCTTCCAGCAGACGGTAACGGCATCCAGCCCCTGCGGGTTCCAGTTCGATGTCCCGCACGGGTGGTACTACCAAGTCACGGCGAACGCGACACCTACCGTGACATATTGGTACGAGAAGTTCTAGCAGTGAACAATCTAACGGGAGGACACCCAATGGCAATGGAAAAGATCACGCTCTACACGCTTCAAGTTGACGGGTACGGGGAAGAAATGGCCTCGATCACCCTACCCCTGATGAAGTATTACGCAAGCAAGATCGGGGCGGATTTCGTCGTGATAAAGGAACGCAGGTGGCCGGATCTACCCCCGGTGATGGAGAAGTTTCAGGTCTACTACCTCGCGCAGGAAAACGGATCGGATTGGAATATCTTCTTCGATCTCGATACGCTGATCCACCCTGAGTTCTGGAACCCGCTGCCGACCCTTAGCCGCGATACCGTAAGCTCGGGAGCGCAGGAAGTGTTTCAATTCCCGACGAGTTTCCTGACCAAGGACACGACTTGTTCAGGGATCTCCTCGGACTTTGTCCCGATCCGGTTCAGGCCGAACCAGTACTTTCTGCGAGATGGTAGATTCATCGGCAAGGGGAACTGGTGTGGGATATTCTCCAACTGGTGCCTGGACTACTATCATCCCCCCGAGCCCATGACGGTAGAGCATATCGAGGAGATGGCGCAGAATATCCGCCTGACGGTAGCCGAGCAGAACTCTGGAGTGATGAAGCCCTCCCACCTGATCGATGACTATATCGTGAGCAATAATATTGCTCGGTACGGGCTGAAGCACACGCTTATATCCGAGATCGGGAACAAGTTCGGCGTGCCGACCTCCCACTACCTGTGGCATCAATATCTCCACGATATGGATAAAAAGATCGTCATGATGCGGAAGCAGCTTGAGCCCTCTACCCAGACCAATCCCAACGGCTGGGGTGTGCAGTTGGTGAATATCGGTAATGGACACGATACCGAGATCGAGACCGAGCCAGCCGAACAGGAGGTGGCAGGATGACCAGAAAGATATTCAATATCGACACCTGCTCCTTCGATGAAATCCCAGGAGATAGTCCACATGAGGCCGCCCACCTGCTGCTTAAAGAGATACGAGAGCATTTGGAAATGGGGTACAGTGTAGAGTGTGAGATAGACGTGGACAAGGTTGTAAAGATGGCAGAGTGGATGTTCTGGCTTGGATACGACTTTGTAGCCGAAGGTCATAAATTCCCTCACGAGGAGGCCGCCAATGAGATCCCTCGTTGACATGACCCAAGCCGGTATCCAGATCGAGATCACGAACCACTGTCACAATAAGTGCTCAAACTGCACCCGCCTCGTGGGTCACCACGCCAAGCCCTACTTCATGGAGCTGGGGTTCTTCAAGCGCTGCGTGGACTCCATGGCGGCGAGCGGAGAGTCCGACCCCCTGCGCTGGCCGGGTCTTGTAGGCTTCCTCGGTGGCGAGCCTCTCCTCCATCCTCAATTCGAGGAGTTATGCCTCTACGCGGCATCGCGGTTCCCTAAGCAGCAACTTGGTCTCTGGACATGCCTGCCGGATGGGTTCCAGCGGTACCGCGAAACGATATGCAACACGTTCGAGCATATCTTTATCAACGATCATTCCCGCCAGGATGTCCTCCACACACCGATCTTGATCAACCCGAAGTCCACGCCGCTCGAACCATGGGTCGTGGACGTTCTGCAAGACAAGTGCTGGATACAAAACTCTTGGTCAGCAACCATGAACCCGCGTGGCGCGTTCTTCTGCGAGGTCGCGGGGGCATTATCGATGCTGCTCCAAGAGGGTCATGGCTGGAAGATCGAGCCGGGTTGGTGGAGAAAAGCCCCCAAGCACTTCACTGCCCAGATGAATCGGTACTGCGCCGTGTGTGGTGCTGCGATCCCCATGCACAAGCGGGAGAGCGTGGACGGTCGCGATGACGTCTGCTCGTGGTGGGGGAAGAAGCTGGAGGAGCTTAAATCTCCCAAGCACAAGGCGGGAAAGACCACGTCCGAGGCGATGCTGATTGGCCCTGATGACCGTCAAGCAGCTACCTACAAGGACATGGAGTACCGCGAGGCAGTAGCGTCCCGTTACGGGATATTCTTGATGTTGAATGACGCAGGGTATTGTACCCCGCATCTTAGGAAGAACTGGAAAGGAGCAACCGACAATGGCTAAGAAAAAAGGCGGTCCCGGTAAGATCTCCAAGGGTTATGGCAAGGGTCGAGGCGCAAAGACCAAGAAGACCAGTACGACCTCGAACACCAAGTATGGCGGATACCCAGGTGGGAAGATGCCTCTCACAGGTGGGGGCAAATAGGAGGCTGTCGTGGTGAAGAATAAGAAACCTAGAAAAAAGACCAAGAAGACCGCCAAGAGCTTTGGTGGCAAGACTCTCTTGGGTGGACGCGGTAAAGGTGTCGTTACGACCGGAAAGACGGCCTCCAAAGGGGGGAAATAATGTCCGATCTCGTTACCGATATCACCAAGCCCAAGAAGACCAAGATGCCCAAGGTGAAGACACCGAAGCTGTCCAAGGGTAGCAAGGGGAAGTCTTTAAAGCTCAAGAAGGGGAAATCCCCCTCGATCCCCAAGACGCCTTCCATGGCCAACTTCGTGAAGTCTCGTAACAAGCAGCTCTACGAATACTAACCCTCAAGGAGGACACCCCATGTCAACCGTACCACTTCCCGATGCAGTGCAGATGTTTCCCTGTATGCTGTATCACAGAAAGCTACAGCCGATTGTAGTGAGAAACAAGCGTGAACAGGATGCCGCGTTCGTTCAAGGCTATTCCATGAGCCCGAGCGGTATCACGCAGGCCGAGATGCTGGAAAAGAAGCGGGAAGAACTCGTCCGGCAGATCGAGGAGATTGACGATGATCTCGCTATGCTGCGGGGAGAGATCGATCCCGAGGACGATCCCGAGCCAGTGAATATGCTCAAGGGGATCGAAGGCGGGATCAGGGTCGAGGTGGAGGATGACGTTCCACAACCGCCTGTCGAGACCCCCACGGAAGCGAGAAGCAGAAAGTCTAAGGAAGCGTGGGCCAGGAGACGGGCTAACCAATCCTAGTGGAGTCAGGCCATGCAGTTGCAGGTTCAAGACATAATCTTCCTTGCCATGTCGGAATGCGGGGCGGTGAGAATCAACGAGGCTCCTGCCCCGTATGAATTATCCCGTGGGATTCAGATCGCTAATATCATGCTGGATGCCTGGAGCGGGGAAAGGTTGATGCTCAGGACCACGATACAGGAATCGGGGCAGTTGACCGCTGGGGTATCAAGCTACGCGATAGGGTCAACCTCACCTGCTACAGAGACAGCTACGACCATTGCGTTCGTTGCCAGTACACCCCCCACGATCACGGATAGTGCGGCTGGATTCTCGGCAGCAGGGTTTAAGGCAGGGCAGATCCTCACGATATCGGGTACTACTGGAGGGCTGAACAACGGTTCTTCCTTCCAAATCCTCTCTGTGACGGCTGGGGTGATTAGTCTTGCGGCTGGGTCGCTGGTGAGTCAAGCGGCAGGGCCTAGCGTGACGCTTACTGGGACGAACCCGTTCAATACTGCTCGACCCATCTCCATCGTGGGGGCCTTCATTCGGGATAATTACGGCATCGATACCCCGGTCGAGATCGTGAGCCGGGATCGCTTCGACTCCTACCCCGACAAGTCTATCAGTAATGCTCGACCGATATCACTGTTCTACGACCCTGGTGTGGCACAGCAGAGCAGCCCTGCAACAGGCACGATCTGGGTCTACTACACCCCGGATTCCTACACGCCATACACGCTGTATATCGACGAGGACAAGTACCTGACCGAGTTCGTTAACGCCACGGATATCGTCACGTTCGAGCCTCTCTACTACAACGCGCTGGTGTCGAATCTCGCAGTGAAGATGTTCAGGCACTTCCACGGGCCGAAAGTACCGATCCCTGTAGACATGGCGGACATGGCGGCATCGGCAAAGAGGCAGATCATGAGCCTCAACAGCCACCCGATCACGGCAGGGATGGATATACCGGGCAAGGCTATAGGGATCTACAACATCTATACCGGCAACGTGAACGAGTTCTAGTGGGAGGGGTATCATGCCTTACTACAAAGGCCCGACAGCGAATGGCAACAAGATACCGATTCAGTTCGACCCTAACACGGGACAGCCTATGGTGCCTTGTGTCAGCCCGGACGGAGAGATATATCTGTTGCCGATCCAGCAGGCTGGTGCGTTAATGATGCAGCAGGGTTGGAGCGTACCGATGCCGGATGGTAGCTACGCTACCGCACAGAACGGTGGCATGCAGGCGCTACAGAACTATTATTCGAGGTTGCAGGACAATATTGCGGATCGGCAGGGGACGGACAGGGATCAGGGTAGTGGGGTGAACCAATGGCAGAAGAGCGTCCTTCAAGCACTCCCACACTTGAACGATAACTCTGAGGACAGGTTGAAGGACCTTCTTACAAAGCTCCAAGAAACCTACACGAACGGTGACCCCGAGCTGAAGCGTCTACAGCAGCAGGAACAGGCTACAACGCCCCAGACTGCCACGAACGCCCCCAACCTTCTCTCCTCCAAGCAGCAAGAACCCTCCACCTTCCGAGACCCTTGGGGAAACCCGGTTAACCCTTACACGTTCGGTGCCACCCAGCCGAGCCAGTATCAATCCATAATGACCCAAGGACTCCTCGGTGGTCAACCGTATCTCGATCCTTACGGTCGCACCGTGAACCCCTACTCTTTCGGGAGCTAACCGATGCACGTCGAGTTTCTTGGTCCCAGCTTTGGTGGTCGATCCAATGCCCTCGACCCGTCCCGGTGTATAAACTACTACCCCGAGATCAACCCTAACCCGGACGGTAAAGCGAAGATATCGCTGATTGGGACGCCTGGAACGGTATTGCTGATCGATTGCGGGAATGGTGGCCCGGTACGCGGGCTCTATTCGTTCGGCAACCTGCTGTATATCGTATCGGGCAATACCCTGTTCTCGTGGAACGGTTCGATCCTCTCGAAGATCGGAACGCTCAACACCTCTGCCGGTCCTGTCACGATCTGCGACAACGGTCTCTCGGCCCAAGGCGTGGGTGGCAACCAGATGATGATTGTCGATGGCGTGAACGGCTACGTGTGGAATCCTGTAACGAGCGTGTTCATGGCACCAGCTATGACTGCACCTCCGTCCTGTCTCGCCTTCATGGATGGGTATTTCATCGTGGCGGGCGTGAACCAGCAGACGATATACCTGAGCAATCTGTATGACGGCACGAACTGGAGCAACCTCGGGGTCGGGAACGCTATCGGGAACACCGGCAATATCGTGTCCATCGCGGCTTACGACGAGTTGTTGTTCATCTTCAAGTCGGATTCCGGCGAGCCCTGGTCCGATACCGGCAGCCCTCCCGTATCGCTTGGCTGCCCGTTCGCCAAGTTTGTTGGAATCCCGATCAACTACGGTGTCGTGGCACCCTATAGCATATCGCAGGGAGGGGACTATCTTTACGCGCTAAGCAGTACGGGGAGCGATATCCAAGTGGTAGGGTTCTCAGGCTACACACCCACGCCCCTCATGCCTCCATCGCTCGCGCATCGGATATCGATGATGCCGGTTGTGTCTGACGCTATCGGCTTCACGTATTCTGACTCGGGGCATTCCTTCTACGTGATAACCTTCCCGACCGGTAATGCCACGTTCGTGTTCGATTCCACCACCAAGATGTGGCATGAGCGATCCACCTACAACCCGATTGTACCGAGACGCACCCCCAACCGCTGGTCCGCTAACTGTTACGAGTATTGGAACGGGAAGCATATCGTCGGTGACTGCAACTCGGGGCAGGTGTGGGTGATGGGGAGTCAGTACTACACCGACTGCGGGAACCCGATTATATCCACGCGGATTGCGCCCATTATTCACGATAAAGAGTCCGGCTGCTCGGATCTCTACTTCTACGCGTTCTATATCGATGCCGAGGTAGGGATAGGGTTCAACCCAGCGATTGACGATACCTCCACGACCCTTGGCAGCCCCAAGGCGTATCTGTCGTGGAGTATCGATGGTGGGTATACGTGGAGTAACGAGTATGAAGCCTCCATGGGTCTGCCCGGTCAATATCTCACCCGCTTGATGTGGAGGAGAATTGGAGGCAGCTTCAACATGGTCTGGGACGTAACGATCAGCGATCCAATCTACAAGGTTCTCGTAGACACCTACGTGGACGTGAGCGAGTAGCATATGGGTATACAACCAGCGCCTCTACCATCCGAGCCGATTGACGCGAACTCCGTACCGTGGAGAAGATTCTTCGGTAATGTAAATAACCTTCTTGGGGGGCTGATCGCGGAGCAAGCACAACTTGCGAATACTACCGCGAATATCGCTAATTCCACCTCGGGGTTGGGGGTCGCGAATCACTTCGTCACCCTGAACGCGAACGGGGATCTGCAAGATGCCGGGGCGAGCCCGAGCCTCGTGGATCTCCCCCACGATCACTCCAACGCCGCGAAGGGGGGAAGCATTGCACAGCCTACGTGGGCGGGTGGCGGTAACTTCGTCACAGTCGCGGCCAACAGTATTACGGTGAACGATACCGGCGTCACGGCAAACTCGTTCATAGCGGTGTTTGCAGCCGATGCCAATGCGGCCATTCAACAATACGGGAACAATGCACTTTACGAGGCAGTGGCTAATCGTGTACCAGGGACATCTTTTACGCTGATGACTGTGAGTGGCAATAACATGGGTGCTGGGCATAACTACGAGTACGTGAGGATCGGATGATACGAATGAGGTTCTTTACAGAAGAGGACAAGGGTGTGATGTTCAGGCTCGCCAAGGCTCATGAGCCGTTTACCGAGCATGTGACACCCGACATGTTCCTCGCCAGGATAGCGGATCAGGAAGGCTGGATATTCGAGGACGATGGTCAACTGGTGGGGTACCTTACCCTATCTACATTCCAGCCTCTGCACTCCGCGTTGATCCACGCCACTATCCGGCCTGAATACCGTGGGTTGTGGATTGGAATGTCCAACCTGCGCGCTGTGTTCGGGCACCTGTTTAACGGGGATTGTCTCGATCTCGAAAAAGTCTACGCCTACGCGGTCGTGGGCGAGACCTACCCTGCTGCCAAGCTACTCGACAGCCTGGGGTTCCAGCGTGAGGGTCTCGACCGGCGTGGGCTGAAGCTGGTAGATGGGAGAGTATTTGATCTCGTTCGGTACGGCATGCTGCGGGAGGAATGCCCGTGGATCAAGCCCCGCAGCGAGATACGGCAATGGCTGAAAGCGAGGAGGACTCGTGTTCATTGAAGAAGAAATCGCACCAAGCATCACGTTCGCGTTCTACCCGACGAATGTGCACTGGAGTGCAGGAATCGCGCAGCTATCCGCGATCTGCAAGCAATGGGGGATAAGGACGAATCTCGTTATGCTGGATTGGTTCACGGCACCGGAGGAGTTCAATCCTCCCAGCAATCTGGTAGCGTTCTCGGTTATCCACGATAACGATTACCGTGCGTGTGTACCGTTCATGAGGCGGGCCAAGGAGCTTGGAAAGACCGTGCTGCTTGGAGGTGTATGGGCGGGGCTGGGCAAGGCTGTAGACGATAGCGCGGATCTAGTATGCCGGGGCGATGGTGAGGAGCTACCCGCGTATATCCTCGGGGGCGACGAGAAGATGTTTCGCGAGCGGTTGGTGACCGAGGACTTGAACAGCCTGCCGCCTATCGACCACGAGATCTTCCACGGGGTACGGTTCGACCGCTGCCTGGGCCCGTTCGCAGGGAAGTCCTTGATGCCGTATATATCGAGCCGGGGGTGTACCGGGGCATGTACCTTCTGTCAGGTACGGTTTCAACCGGGGAGGCGAGTGAGGACCAAAGTAGAAGAGGATCTATTGCCGGTCCTGGGTCAATACCGCCCCGATGGGATCTACTTCGCGGATGCTCAACTCCCCTACGATAACGATGCGTGGAAGGCTTCCTGGGGTGATCTCCACGTCCCTTTCGGCTGCTATATACGAGCGGATATCAGCGAGTCCGATCTGGAATGGTTGATCGACCGTGGCCTCCAGGCGGTTGCATTCGGGGTCGAATCCGGCGACGAGGGAGTGCGTAACCGGTTGCTGCACAAGGGTCTTACCGATGCCCAGATCGAGCGTACCGTGGGCATCCTGCGCGATCATAGAATATTCTACATCCCCTTCTACATCAGCGGGATACCGGGAGAAGGCTGGATTGGCCAGACACGGACAGTAAAGGCTATCAAGCACCTCGGTGGTGCTCCGGTAGTATGGAAGTATGAAGACTTGAGCGGAGTGTAATATGGCATCAGCAGCAGCAATAGGCGGGGGTTTAGCAGCAGGTGCAGGGTCGGCGGCAGGCGGCATTATGGGGGGTAAAGGAGCATCAAGCTCAGCTCAGGCTACAGCGCAGGCGAGCGAGTATGCTACCAACATGCAGTACCAGATGCTCCAAGAAGAACTTGGCCTGGAGATGCCTTTCATCTCTCAGGGGACCAAGGCTCTATCCGAGCAGGACTGGTTGATGGGGGTCGGGGGGCAGAACGCGATTGGCAAGAAGCTACAGAACCAGCTTACCGGTCAAGGGTATTCCTACGGGGCCCTCGCTAAGCCCTTCACGCAGCAGCAGATGTTTGCAGATCCGGGTTACCAGTTCCGGCTGGGTGCTTCCGAGGACGCGATACAGTCAGCGGCAGCGAAAAGTGGGACCTACGGCAGCGGAACGATGGCGACCAACCTGATGAATACCGCTGGAAACCTCGCGAGCCAGGAGTATAGCGCGGCTTACGGAAGATACTTGCAGCCGTACTCGATGCTCGGGGGGTTGTCGGGCATGGGCCAGAACGCATCGTCTCAGGCAGCGGGGCTTGAGCAGGCTACAGGGCAGGGTATGGCGCAGACAACCATGCAGGGGGCGCAGCAATCAGCACTCTACAACTATCTCGGAGCGCAGCAATACGGGAACGCGTTGACTGGTGGATTGAACTTCCTCGGTGGGGGTGCCAATAACTACCTCACTGGTGGAGCTTCAAGCGGGTTCCTGGGGCAGTTGCTGCAAGGTCTGGGATACGGAAGCAATATCCCGTCTGACCTGGTTGTTGGTAGTATACCTGCTTCTCAATACACTGGGTCTTTACCACCTTCAGCCCTTCCCAGTGGTGGAGATATGGGTATTCCTTAAAAGGAGACCGCAATGGCTGATCCATCCCAAAATGGTGATTACTCGGTTCCGGGTACTGGGTATTTAGTCACAGATCCGGCTAATCAGCAAGACCCTCAACAGCCTCAGCCCGGATTGCTGGGTGGTGGTGGTGGTCAATCCGCCATGCCGAGCCAAGTATTCGCGAATGGGCTGTACCCGAACGACTGGTACAAGCTCGCTGCACTGCTGAACGTATACCACCCTGTCACGGCAGCAAAGAACGCGCTCGATCTCGCTACAGCAGCCGATGCGTTTGACGAGAAGCGGCTACGGACGCGGATCAACTACGATATGTTGAATGACGCCACGGGTGGGATGTACGGGAAGACCATGGGGAGTGGCGCTCCTCTCGGGGGTGCACCACTGCCAGGACAGCAAGCGGGTCCAGCCCAGCCGAATCTCCTCGGTGGGGGTGGTGCAGCAAGTGGCGGGGCTGGCCTCAACGGCACAGGACCTAGTGTAGCGAACCTCCGCGCTCAAAAGATAGCGAGCATGGCGGAAGGTCTAGGCTTTCCAGCCCCGGCTATTGCAGGGAGTATCGGTGGGCTCTACATGGAAACGAACGGGTTCGACCCGAACGCAGTCAACTCCAAGAATCCTCCAGGGGTGGCATTCGGGATCGGGCAATGGCGCGGAGAACGTCTCGAACGGCTGAAGCAATATGCACAGTGGAAGGGTCATCCCATCCACATAGGCGGCCAGGATAACGACTTCCAGACCCAGCTTGAGTTCATGGAGCAGGAGTTGAAGGGGGTATCCCCAGGCGCTCCTAAAGCATATGCGTCCCTGATGGGGGCTCAGAATACCGCTCAGGGTGTCAATGCCTGGACAGATGATTTCGAGATGTCCAAGGCTGACCAAGATGCTCGTAACAAGGGTATCGGGTACGCGAACCGGTATGCTACCATGGGGCCTCTGGGAGGGGCACTACCGGCAACCCAGCCTGTAGCTGGTGGAATGCCGGTCCAAGGTGGGGGAACCGCCCCGAACGGTCTCGCAGCGGGCGGCGGTATGCCTGGAGCAGCACCCCCTACCTCTACGGCTGGAATGCCTCCCGGTCAACCCGGAATGCAGCACGATGCCGACCGCACAGCGATGCCCTCCCAGAACTTTCCTTCACCGGTTGGTGGGACATCCCAAGATGCGTATTGGAGAGGTAGCGTGCCTGCCTCGCCTATCGAGCGCTATCCTGCCGGTGCACTCGCGATATCTCCCGAGCTTAGAGCCAAAGCCACTATCGAACAGGCCCAGCAGGACGCCTATGGTGCAGCCTACATGCTATCCATCGAGAAGGCCACGGAGAGGTTCTCGGCATCCGGCAATAACGCGGCCAAGAACAACTGGATCGACACAATCGCCGCCCCGATGCTGTTCGACCCCAAGACCGGGCAGTTAAAGAACCCTCTAATGGGGGAAGCAGCCAGACGCCTCGCTATCGCCCGAGATGCGGATGTATCGGGACCACACAAGGAAAACTTCCAAGTCAAGCAGGCTGTAACCAAGTCCTTGGTCGATACCGCGCAGCGCTTCGGCATGCCCGCTGACTTGCTGAAGCTTCTCAATCAAGCCGTGGGTACCGGCGATGCCTACGATGTCGGGCACAATGAGAAGAAGGGTTGGTGGGCGAACAAGGTGGATGTTGGGGTAGAAAGCGATAAGCCTTCGAGGACAGTTGAACAAGCTAGAGTGGCAGGATTAGAGGGTCAAGTTCATCATGACCATCCAGATTGGCCTCAATATAAGGTTGAACAAGAAGTTACCAGATTAGCAGATATAGAGAAGGCACAAGTTGAGGCAGAAAAGACCAAGTTACGAGAACAGGCCAAGGTAGCCTCTATTGACCCAAAGGTCATAACATATGTTGTCGATCAGTGGGAGGCTGGGGCCAACCCAGCTATGGGGTTTGATCCAGTCATCCGGCGTGGTGCGTTTGCCGAAGCTCAGAGACGGATAGAGAAGTATGAGACCGACCCTGCCAAGATTGCCACAGCACGTAACCTTCGAGATTCTATGAAGGGGTCACTTGCACAGCAAGACAAGAGCT